GTGAGCTGGCATTACACCCATAGGAGAGGGAATTTGCTGCGCATTACGCGCTTGCTGAAATTCTGGACTCGGTCCTGTGGGTACACCTTGCTGTTGGCCTCCAGCCTGATTCATTCGAAATAATTGGACAAGATTGTCCATTGAGATAGACTCTGGATTAGACATAGTTCTTATAAACTCATTAGTTTCCGTAGTATTTAAACCATAATGCCCTTGTACGTGTTCAGAAATCTGGCTTATTTGGCGTCCCTGTTCAACTTTGTTCTGCCGTTGCTGTTCCTGTTCACCAAGGTAATTAGCTTGTTGGTCAAGCTTCTCTTGCATTACCGCTAAATCATACTGGTGTTTTAACTCGTTATATTGAGATATATCTGTATCCCATGATTCTTTCTCATCAAGATACTTGGCACTCTCACTAGACGGGTCAGACCACGCCTCTTCTCGAGTGTACCTAGCCGGTTTTTTAGGAGCCATTGGAGGGGGCGGAAATTCCTGTACAGTTTCAGCAGCTTCTTGAGGAGCCTGAGTAGCTGGAGCAGTTTTAGTTGTTTCCAACTCCTGCTTTAATGCTTGTAACTCGTTCTCTCTCTTTGATGCTTGTGATTGCCAATATTGGTAACGACGTTCATCGTTCCTGGCATCCTGTTCTGGTGTTCCCTGAACTGAAGGAGCCTGCTCTTGACGAGGAGCTTCTTCGGTTGTTTCTTCCGTATGCTTAAAAAACGCATCTTCAACGGTTAGATTATTATCTGCAGAACCCTCTTTGGAGCCAAACTGCTCTAAAGCCTCTGTATCAAAGGCGTTTACGCTCTGTTGTGCTTCAGTTACTTGAGGGGTATCTGTTCTATTTTCTTCCATTCGTTTTCTTCCTTATTTTTGACTGCCCTTTTGTCCCGAAGGGGTTGAGTCCGGTTTAGTTGCTACAGCGATGTCACGCTTAAGCAAGGACATTTCGTCGCCAAGACGTTTCTCAAATAGAGTGGAGGCAGCTTTCGCTTTATTTGAAGTGCCATCCAAGTCTGTTTTAAACTTCTCAACTTCGATTTTCTTACGCAGATTAACTGCTTCCCTGTCCCGAGTCTGGAGGTCGCCTTTCAATTCCTTGATTTGCCCTTGAGCACCTTCAAGTTGTTGTTGGAGCTGCTGAATAATATCAGTACGCTCCATAACGCCTTCCATATCGAAAACTTCTGTTTTCTTAAGTACTTCCTGTCTATCAATAATACCTTTCTGGTACGCGTCCATGTAAAATTCAAGCTCAGCATAACGATTAGAAGGCAATGTACTACCAGATACGTAGATTACATCATATTTGCCTATCGTAATATTATTGACTATTTGAATCTCACCAGACTTATCATCAACCAGTTTCTTATTAACAACATATTCACTAAGTGAATTGTTAGGTTGTACTACTCTAAAAATCTTTCTTGTCGTATAAAGTTGCTGCATTAAGGGTATAGCCACCTTTGCTACTCTAGTAAGGCCGGCCTCAATGTCTGCTAATTTAGATTTTATCTTCCTTTGACCAAATTCATCTAAAGCTATTGTAGCTTTATATGTTTGAGGGGCAGCTGCAGAATTACCTTGCATCATCTCATATAAACCAAGTTGATGGTCTATATCTGATTTAGCTGCTGTTTCATTATGATATAATTCATTTGGTAGTGGACTAGGTTGAACAGGCATTGGAGCACCATCTGTTGGGTCATATGCTATTGCCACCCCAGGTTGAGACCATTTCTCTTCAAATTCCTTCATATCTACACTACCTTCAGGAACGAGTATCTTGACATTTGTTGATGTCGTTGCATGTGCAATAATCAAAGAACGAGTTTTATTGATATACTCCTGCATACCCTTAACCATCCTTACATCAGATGTTGGATATGGAGTCCTTGTATGTATATTCATAAAAGGAACAATTGGATAATCTTCGATTGGTAATACCCTAGAATACAAAAACTTATCACCCATAATGATACACATCTTAACTCGTGTAACTGAGACTTCAACAACCTCAATCATTCCCTTCTCGGCAAGTTGTGCAAAAGTAACCTCTTCTACCGGTATCTCCGGCATAGGTTGATTTAAAATAGTATTTGGGTCTTGACCTTGAGCGGTCGCTTCCATAGCCTCTTGAGCTCTTTGTTCCTGCATTTGCATCTGCATCTGTTGAATAAGAGCCTGAACCTTATTCCCGTCAGTCATAACCTTCTCACCACCTAAAATCCATGCTGGTTGCTGCATATACATCTCAAACTTATCAGCATCTAACAAGTCTTCTTTATCAGAAAAGGATTCATATACACGGTATCTATCAACCTTAACCTTCATATAACGTTCATATCCACGAACATATTCCTGGTCTTGTACCGTATTAACATCTTCAGGAAAGGTAGAAGCGAAGTTATTCACAGCTCTTCCTGTTGAAACTTCATCCCATCTCTGGTCACTATTGGCATTCCGAATTGCCTTTTCATACATTGGATACATTTTAACAGCCTGGTCTTTAGTAAACATACGAGAGACTATTATATTCTCTGCATCATCTAAGAACTTACTACGAGCATTAGGGTCAACATAAACGTCCATCGGGTCAATATCGTGAATACAGACCTCTCCTTTACCCATATCCATTGTTGGGTCCTGATATACGTTAATATAACCCATTCCCATAGTATAGTAATCATCTACAACTTGTCGAATTACTGACTGACCATCAGAAATATCATACATATATGAAAGTAGGGAAGAGAGTACATTAGCTACTTTATTATCGGAATCTTCTCTTGGAGCGCATCTAAAAGATGGTCTATTAGAAGTTAACATTGATTTAGCTGCTTCAACAGCTGGATGGATACGATTTACTACTATAGGCGCTTGACCACGAGCTAAAAGTATATCTTCCTGCTCTTGAGTCCATTGACGTCCTAATCTAAACTCCTTATCTTCCTTAGCATGTTTAGACCAATTCTCACGTTCCTTTGAATAGGTATTGAAAAGATTAAGGGTATCATCTATAAATGATTGCGAATCTTGTTCAAATTCGGCTTCTGGGCGGTCAGGCATAGGCATAAATTACGACTTAAAGGGTCATCCAATCAAGGATTTTATTTTTTATTGTTCTATCATCTATATTTTCTACCCATTCTTTACGCCTACAAGGCTTAGAACCATCTAGTGCAGTCCATATAGCATCCATAACATCGTCATGCTTACCCTTAGGGTAAGACATGAACTCTTTTTGAGGCTCTAGGTCTTGAGGACGCCAGTAAAACCTACCTTTAGCGAACATAGGTACCAAGGAGAGTAACCTTTCGCTCTTACGCGTTCGAGGTGTAACACCTTTCTCAAGACCGGGTATGTATAAGTCGTCATTCCTCATTATTTCCCTAACGGCTGTTCTTAGAGCCTCTTGGTAGCCAACAGTTTCTATCTTAACCCTTCTAGGTTTATACTTCTTAAACATATCAATAATTTTCTGAGGTTGTAATTCTGGAGATATTCTCTCTCTAAAGATATCTATTGCATAATGGTTTCCTTCTGCATCTACTCCTATCATAGCCACTACGAAGTAATCAGCCCTCATTGACAAGCTTGATGCTGGGTCTACACCTCCATAGACCTCTACAGGTATAATTGTCTCTTCTTCTCCTATAGTCCTAACCATACATCCTTGACCATCTTTGATTTCATAGTCATAATGATGTAATTTCATCCATTCTGGCTTAAAAGGGGCACTTTCAGGAGATTGGGCAATATTCATATATTCCTGATAGAACCCATTAATGTTCCCTACAGAACGGTATTCCTCTTCAATTTGAGTAATACGTTCATGTGGGAATCTTTCAGGCCAGATTGGCTCGCCATCTTCGTCAGTTATAGCATACCAGAGTACATTCCAAGCGGAGCTATCTTTCACCCAGTATAAGAAGCAATCTTCGGAGATAACCGTACCTATCATTACGATTTTCCCATCATCTGATAGTGATGGTATAACAGCTTCTGTCATCCATCGACGATTCTTAACCCTAGCTTCTATAGTAAATGCATTAAGTTCGGATTCAAAATCATCAACTATAATCAAATTAGGCCTAGTATCGCCCTCGATGAAACCACGAACACGCTGTCCAGTACCAACTGCGACAATTCTTGTGCCGTTGCCCAGCACTATGTCAGTGTTGGTCCAACGCTTTGCCGTAGGAGCTCCAAGTTCTCCAAAGAGTTCTCGGAATTTCTCGGAATGATTTAAGTGAAACTTGATTCTTGATAAGAAGTTGATTGATTGCGCTTGGGATTCAGAGATGATGACTATAAATAAGTCTTCATCACTCCGCTTGAATGCAGCCTTCCAGAGCGGATATATTAAACTAGTGGTAGTAGACTTAGCAGTCCCTCTGGGAGCAGCAATTGCGGCCCTGGTAACAGTAGGGTCAGACAAGTTCTTGTATATGTCGTGATGAAAGGGAGGTATTTCTTTACGAAGAGCAGTAGGAAAGCAAATACGGCCAAAAAGGGCCATATTCTTGTATAGTTTCTCATATACTTTCTTTCTTTCGTATTCTTCTTCATAATCCATTATCTTAAGCCGTTACCACCCCGCCTACGCTTCTTATCTCCTTTACCTCCACGTCTACGTGCCTCGACGACAAAAGGGGGGGATAAATCCCCTATTTGGGGGGATATATCTCCAT